ATTAGTTAAATGACTTTTATTTTTAGGAATATTAATTACCGCGCTGTCATTAGTTAGCACAGGTGATTCTCTATTAAAATCATCTAAAAAAGCAACACCGAGTTGATATGTTTTATCAGATTTTATCGAACGCTGGCCGTTAAGATCTTGTGCGTTTGTACCGCTTTGATCTTGATTAGATCTACTGCTAAATAATTCTTTATCAAAAACTATGGGATCGTCATTTTCGTCATATCCTTCAGTATAATTAGCATAAACAATTCTATTAGCTATTATCTCTTGTGCTAAAGCTTTTCTTGGAACTGCGTCAAATAATCTTAATAGTTGAGAGCTTTCTAAAACAGGACCATCAAGCTCTTGTGTTATATTAAATTCTTTAAACTCGCCGTCAACTAATATTAATGCCGGGCTAGGCTCAAAAACAACGGATGTATTTAAATCATTGCCGCTACCTGTTCCATCTCCTCCTAATTGTCCGCCTTGTAAATCTGAAAGCCCACCTTGCGGCCCACCTGTCGGATCAAGTTGAAAACTAGGCTCAGTAAGTTGTGCTGTTTTAACAACATATATATTATTACTTTTGCTAGTTTTGTAAAGTATTTCAAAATATTTTACATCACGAGGCGGCCCGTACGTCGTAGTTCTTTCATCAAACTCAAGTTTAATTTTCCTAAGATGATTAAGCATGCCTTCATTTTCCGCGTCCATGCTTTCATAATTATACTTACCGGGTATAAAGGCTGGTTCTGTAAATGGTGATATTGCGGAATATTCGCCATCATTATACCTCCATCTATACGCAAATCTAGGAAACTCTCTTTTATATATAAAGTCTTTTTCTATAATAAGTAATTCCCATGGTGTTAATACATCAGGAATATTTTCTGGAACTACTATTGGGGTGAATGTTAATGTGGTAGAGCTAGCAAATTGCACGGTACCTCTTATAACATAATTTTCTTTTTGACCAGTTTCTATATCATCTATGCTAGCGCGAAGCTCAACACTTTTACCAGCATACCCCTGGGGTGTTATAACTTCATCTTCAAATGTTAATGTTTGATTGCTAAAGCTAGGAAAACCTATAGCGCCTGTAGCCGTACCTAAGCTACTAAAATTTAAAGCTTCAGTAACCATAGGTGTAATACCCGTACCTGGTAAGTTGCCATCGCCTATTAAACTACTAAATAGAGTCATTTTAGGCGCTTTTTTAGGCGACTTTTTAATAACGTTTATATCTTCTGCGGTAAATACGGTTCTATTATTTAAAATTTTAGGATTAGATAAAGTTGTTGTAGCATCTATAGTAGCTACGCTTGCGCCTGTATTTGTAGAAGAATTTTTAAATGTAGATATATTTATTCTTCTAGGCTCGTTTAAATTATCTGTAAAAAATAATAAACCGTCTATTATATTTATAGCTGTAATTGGGTTGCTTGTATTAAAGTTTAATACCTGGTTAGCTGTTGCTCTTATGTCTGCTATTATTACAGATACAATATCTGTTGCCTCATCATATTCTAAAATAGCATTCGCTGGGTTATCACTTAAAGTGCCAGTAATAAACCAATATATTTTATTATTTTGAGTATCTCTAATACCACCAATACATTGAGGAGAGGTTAATCCAAAACCAGCAGTCCATAAATCGTTGCTACTATTTCTTTTTAATTGTTGAGTATTTCCTAAAATACTTTCAATAGCTCCAACGTCCGAATCTTCCGATGTATTAACTTGTATGTTAGTCGCATCAAAATATTCTCCGTTAGGCAATAGTCTTTCGTCAAGGTCTTTATTCATTCGACCTTTTAAGAACGTACGCTTTAATTCAGGCATATTTTAGTGTTTAATCCATTTAGCTTGATTTCTCATAACCTGAGCAAGCTCTCTAATTTTAATATTTGATAAACGTATTTTAGCGTTTCTTTTTGCCGCTCGTGATTCTTTTTTATACAACGCAACCAGTCCGGCTTGCACATTGCTTCGTGTTGATAGTATCGCGTAAGCAATATGCTTATATAAAGCTTCTTCTGCAAATTTATGTATTTGCATTTCTCCGTCTGTTGCTAATCCGTCGCTAATGTATTTTAGTGTAACTATTTTACCTGCAAGATTAGAGCTAAATCTAATAACTCCGTTTACTTGATCTATATAAAAATTACCATGCGCTTGCGCTTGTTCTGGATTTATACCGTAGCGATTTCCAAATCTATATAAATTAAATATATCAGTGTCTGTTAAATCTGTAGCGCTACTTGTATCAGCATGAGGTGCAGCTTTAAACTTATCTAAAGTTTGTGAATTAGTTTTAAAATCAATTTCATTTGCAGCAAATTGATAACTTCCGTCTGCGTTTTGTTTTGGTGCTGTAGGATTAGAAGTAAAACTAGTAGGATATATAAAGTTTTCTATACCGTTATTATCAGTAAATGTTAATGTAACATAATTTACATAATCTTGCGGTAAAGTAAAAGCTAAAGTATCAGGTAAATCTATTTCTATAGATTTAGTAGAAGGTAAAGTATCAAAGTTAAGTTCTTGTATACCGCGTTTTGCATGAAACAATACATCGGTTTTACTTATTTTACTTATAATTTTACTTTCACCTACATAAGCAATAATAAAATTATTTACAATATCGTTTAATGAAGTAAACTGGTAATTACCATAATTACTAGCATCTCCATAATAAGTTTGTCCAGTTTGTGTTAATAATCCCATTTATTATGCTTTTTCTTGTTGAATACCTTGTACGTCTTTTTGAGCTGCATATTGAGCAATATCACTCTGTTTAGTTGAAACGCCTGCTAGCTCTAGTATTTTAATAACTAATTCTGTTTCTTCAGAAGCATGTAAATCAAAATTTACGGAACTAGAAGAATTATATAAGCTTACCCCATTAACAACGCCTCCAGCCCATTCTACAGCTGTTGGTGTAGCTATAAGATTGCAAGTTACACCGCTGGTTATTGTAGTAGGATAAACTTGTATAGACTTTTCTCTAGTGGCAGCAGTAGTACCGCTTGAAGTATTTATATAAACAGGATTAGATACCGTTGGTGATGTTAACGGTGAATTAAGAATACTATATATTTTGTTTTGTTTGATTTTATCAATTTTAACATAAGTACCGCTATTGTTAAAAAACAAATCGCCCATTCTGTAATAATCAGGTAATGTGCCAACACCGCCACTAGACATAGTTACGTCTTGATTAAACTTTTCAAATATATCTATTTTTTCTTCTAATATTTTAACCATGTCTGCGTGCACAGTACTATTACCTGGTAATCTAATAAACTGATTAAGGTCATAAAAATATTGCTCAAATATATCCATTTGTGCTTGATTAGCAAATATATTAAATTCTTGCGGAGTAATATAACCTCGCTGCTCTTTATTAGATATTGCTAATACTCTTGTATAAACAGTATTTACGTTTACGCTCATAGTTATTTTTTATTATATAGTAATTAGGCCCCTGAATAAGGAGCCTAACTACTAATTGACTTATAGTCGTTTTTCAATATTATTCAGTACCTCCATACCTTCATCTGTTTTGAAGTATGCAGCAAGTGCTGAATAAGGGTGTTCATCAAAAGGAACTGTCATTAGCTTTCTGCCTGTATTAGCATAGCTAAACGTTCTATTATCTTTTGATAAATTTATAAGACCAGCTTCTGTCGCTCGAATACCTATATTACGCAAATGTACATTATCGTCATTCGCTAGTTCTATGAACAAATAAGGATTATTACGTGCAAATACAAGCAAATCACGTTTAAGCTCCTTAGAACTCATCGTAGATACCGCAGATCCGATTTCTACACGTAATATAGCCTCAGCTTGATCAATATCCATTTCTGTAGCCATGTTCATTGCTTGCAATTCAAACTCTATGCTTTGAACTTGGTTTTCTGCAATTACTTCTGGTTTATATTCTTTAATTATTCCGTTTTTTGTAGCCGGATGATATAAAGATAATAGCTTTTGTAAAACAACATTTTCTTTTGGCACATCAAGTATACCATTTCTAAATACAATACGGCCTAATGTAACCGGCCCTTCTTGCTCGTCTACAAAACAAGATTGTTGATTTGTAGCGTATCTTAATTCTCTATTATAACCTTTTTCTTCGTCAAACCAAAGTAAAGATACATTTTTAGAGTGCCTAGTTGGCAAAGTATAAATTAAAGGCTTTCTAAGAGAAGTTAATTCATAAAGCCTATTTTTATGTTCCCATTTAGGTTTAGCAGGCATTGAAGGCATCGGAGGGGTTGCATACGTTTCTTCTCTAAAATTTACAGTAGGCGCTTCTGCAACTATTGTTTCTTGTACAGGCGTTTGTTTTTTAACCGGTGCCTTTTTAGCCGGTGTTTTTTTAGCTGTTGCCATGATATAATATAATTAAATAAATAAATAATGCCTCCGGCCGAAACCGGAGACAATATAAAAAAATGTATTATGCTTTTAATAATACGAAGTTATTAGCCGCTTGACAAACTAAAGCTCTTTCTGATAAGAAGTGAACTTTCATTTGATCTTCAGCACTAGTAAAGTTGCCACCAACTGAACCAGTTACCCAAGACTTCATACGACGATCTTCAGTAGCTGTAGCACGGTAACGTACGTGTAAGAACGGACGTGTTACGTTTCTACCTAAAAGCTCATCATAAACTGAAGAAGTACCTGCAGGAATAAACACACCCTGAATAATGTCATTAAGACCACGAGTGGTTGAATCGTTTAAGTATTTCCAGTCAGACTTGTAGAAGTCATAAGAACCACGACGGAAACCTGAGAAACCTAAGTTTAACGCAATATCTTCGTCGTTTTCAAATACACCATAAGATGTACCGCCTACTCCATAAGAATTTTGAGTAGCAAGCATGTTGTCTATTTCTAAAGATTTAGCACGATTTAAGAACATCATGTTTTCTTCAATAGAACCTTGCTTATCTAATTCTTTTAGAATATCATCAAAGTCAGTAGTTAGACCACCTGCACCGTCAAAGTCAGTACCTGTAAATACGATACCTCTGTCCTCGATTGCTGCAAACAAACCTTCTGAACCGCCTAACTCAACACCAGCACCAGTAATACCAGCGTTGCTAGCAGTTTCAGACTCAATCATTGCCATTTCTAGTTGGTCTTCAAAACGCATACGCGCTTCGTGCTCAGACTTTAAGTACCAAAGGTAACCACCAGCACCGTTTTCTGTAGAAACTTCTACCCAACCAATTTGAGCAACATCAGATCCGTCAATAACATACTTATCACGAAGAATGATAGGCTTATTGTTGAATGTGTTTACTTTAGCTTCGATAGAATTTCCAGACTCGCCAGAACCTTTTGCAAATTCAGAACCAAATACAAATACAGAACAATTAGTAGTACCATCAGCTCCAACACTTGTTAAATCAGTTGCAGTATAAGGTTCTACAACAAGGTCGGTAACCGTACTACTATGACGTCCCATTACGCGACACTTAAGTTCGTTACTTCCTTTAGAAATTATAATGGTCATACCTGTTGTAAAGAAGTCGCGGGCAGTTTGGTCAGCAAAACGTAAAAGACCACCATTATGTGCTATACTGTTAATTGTATCACCACCAGCAGCGGTTTGAATAGTTACATCAGTAAAAGAAATGTGCAAACGACCCTGCTCAGCCCAAATAACGCGGTCTGAAGCCATTGGCATTTCTGCACCTACCATACGTAGGAATCCTGTTACTGTACGCTTACCGAAACGCTCTACTTCTTTTTCAAGAACCTCTGGTAATTCGTGAATACCAAAGTTCATTTCGCTAAGATTTAAATAATTGTCACCTGAAACTGTTTGTTCAGGACGCGGAAGAATTCCGCTTGGGAAGTTAGTTCCCGTTACTTGTGTTGCCATTTTTAATTATGTTTAAATGGATTATTTTTTAAAACGTGTTTTTAGCTTAGAGCTGTCTTCACCAGGCGTGACAACACGCATAGACCAACCATTTTTTAATGTAGTTTTATCATGGGCCCCTCTCGGATCCATTTGTACATTTTTAGATTTTGCCACACTATTTTTTAAAGCATCAGCTTTGCCTTGCTCATAAAAATGTTGCGCTACCTGATCTGCATTCATAGCTGTAAACAATGATTTATGATAACCCTTAGCATCTGACATTTCTCCTCTTTCATTCAAGAACTTCTTGATAAAGTTGTTAATGTCGCCTTGAGTTTCTTTAATCGCGCTAGCGTTTTTAACTTTAAACCTGTACTTTTTGTCTCCAACTGAATAATCGAAACCTTCGAACTTATCTGTGAAAACTTTACTTGTTTCTTGTTTAAAACGATTTAGCTGTCTTTCGGCTACTTTAGCAGACTCTTCGCTTTCTTTTGTATAGCGATTGAAAAAATCTACCGCTTTTTTCTGTTCTGGATTTAAGCGTGATCCCGCTTTAATCTGATCGTAATATTTATTTTTAAGACCATCTAAATGATCTTTAGCTTTTGATAATGTTTGTTTACGCTCTAACTTTTTACGTCTTATTTCGCGCTCATCGTCAACGTCTTCATCGTATGAAAACTTATCTTCCATAAGAAAACTTATGTCTTCAGGATCTAAACCAGGATTAGTGTTTTGGTAATATTCACGTAATAACTGGTCTTCGTTTAAAGATGCGTAATCTGTATTTAATTTTACATAATCTTCTAAAGTACCACCCGTTTCATTCATAAAGTCTACAACTTTTTGAATATTTTCAGGTAGCTCTACTCCAGCTTCTTTAGCTTCTTCAATTGCTTCTTCAACTTCTTCTTGAAGCTCTTCAACAACTTCTTCAACTACTTCGTCGGTTATTTCCTGTAGTACAGGTTGTTCTTCTTGTTCTACCGCTTGCTCTTCAACAACATCTTGATTGCTGATACTTTCTCCGGCAGTTTTTTCATTTGTCTCCTGCTCGTTTCCCTCTCGAACTCCTTCGCTAGTTTCGGATTCGTCGCGTACAGGAACCTCATCTGTGCTTTGCTCTTGAACGGCATCTTGTGTATAATCAATTTTTACAGTACCGTCCTCTTTAACCGATACTTTTGGTTCAGTATTCTCACTCATGATAAAATATTATATAATTATATATTGTTATTATTACTTAGGTTACAAACTACCTAAACCACCGCTTGACAATATGTCACCTTGTGTTGTTTCAAAGTTTTGCGGTGGGCTATTTTCTTTTCTTTGTCTTATAAGCTCGCTTTGTTGCGTAGCTTGTATTTTTGTTCTTTCGTCTTTACGATCTTCTTTTTCAGTAATTTTTTGTTTAGCTGAATCTACCTCTATACCTTTAAGCTGCATGTTGTATTGGAACTCTAAAGCCATTAGCTCTTTTTTGGTTTCAAAATCAGCTGCCATTTTTTGCGCTTCAAGTTGTGCCTTTAATTGTTCCATTTGAACATTAATCTGTAAGTTAGCTTGATTCTTCCGTATTTCAGCTTGTGCCGCCACTTGCTGTGATTGTGCATTAGATTGAGCTTGAACTTGTATATTTTGTTGCTGCATTGCTTGATCGCGCTCTAACTTTTTACGTCTACGTAATTTAAGAACTTGATTAGCTAACTTTACATTTTTAACTTCTCTGATATCTATAGCATCGTCTAAATCAATTAAGCCTGCTGATAATGCTGTTTGTATATTGTTTTCTAATCTGCCTTTTTCTTCATCGTCAGGAGACAATTCTAATGTTATCCCGAAATCATGCAAATACAATTCAGACAGCTCTTCTAATATACCCACATTAAATCCACCTATTTTTTGTATAAGCGCTTCTTTAGACGGGCTATATTCTAATATATCAGATATTCTTAATGATAAGTTTTCTGCTAAATCAGATGTTAAAAATAATCCTGAATCAAGTATATGTCTAGTTGCGGTGTTTGAATTTGCAGCCGCTAATTTTTGTACACCAACTAAAGCTCTTGCGTCAGGCGTTGAGCCGTCTCTAGCCTCATTTAATCCAGTTACGTCTCTTATCATCTGCAAGTAATAATTATATGTAGTAATAAGAGTTTGCAATTTAGCGCTACCTGCACCTGTTTGTAACGGTTGAATTGGCACTTTACCTGGATTAGGGTCGCCATCCTGTGTAAACGAACGGCCAATAACAGAACCTGTTTGGAAAAACATATTAAGCGCCTCTTGCGGGTTATAATTAGTTCCGTTACCTAAATCTATTTCAGCCAACCCGTCTGCATCAAGATAAACACCGTCAGGAATCATTTTTTGCAATACTTGCTGTATTTTCAAATGTGTAAGCTGAATCATATCAGCAAAACCGGTACATCTACTTACTAAAGATTCTATTTTACCTTTATACATTCTAGGAGCTACAATGCTATAGTTCATTTTAACTTTAGTATTGTCGCTTTTAGGTCTTATCATATTTTTGCAAAGCTCCCATCTTAAAAGCATATCGGTTCCAACGACCATTGCTCCATCATAAAGAACCTCTATAGATCTTGATAATTTACCAAACTCTTCGCTATCTGATGGCGGATTATATGCATCATCTCGCTCTATAGCTTTATCTGCACCGCTAGAAGTCTTTTTAGTTTTATAAACTTCATTCATATAAGTTTTATAATTAAAATATAAAACCTGTACAGTGTTTTCGTCTTTTTCTCTAGAGTCTATATAATTTCTAGTATTACCCATTCTATTATAGCTACTACTAGAATATGTTATCTTTTTTAAATCATCATTTGTTAAATGTGGAAACTGCTTTTTTAGTTCGTTTACCGGAATATATTTTACTTCGCCAACATAATATATGTCTTCGAAGTATGGAGATTCACAATAAGAATATACAATACTAGCGGGATCTACATATTCAACAACTACGCCTTGCTCTGTAGAAAAATAATTTCTAACCGCGCCAATTCCTATAGTTGCTAAATCATAATAAAATTGTCTTTTAATTAAATCATAATTATTACCGTCAAGTAATGTATTAATTGCAGTTTCTTCAGCCAGCTCTATTCCTTGCTTATATGATAGTTGCATATGTAGCTCTAATTCTTCTCTAGAATCAGGAAGCGTTTCTGGATCGTTTTGATAAATATTAAGATTAAAAGCACCTTGAACATAATCATTAAATTCTCTTGTTTGCATATCGCGAACAATAGATTCCATATATTCTGTTCTTTTAGTTATACCAAAAGCATCTTGCGAAAAAGCTTTAATATCAAATGATCTATCCGCAATACCGTTAACGACGATATCAACAAACTTAGATAATATAGGTACAGGCTTCCAATCTAAATTTAAATAAGATAAATCGCCGTTAATAGATAATTCATCTTTATATTTTTGTATAGCTTGCTCTCCGCGAGCATACAATCTTAAATTATGAAATGTATTTTGATTACTTTTATATCTTGATGAGCCTTGGTCATTAGTAAACCATTCTTGCTGAATAGCTCTACCAACCTCCATGCCGTATTTATCAGACATTTTCTCAGCGTCACTAACAACTTGGCTTGGAAAGTAATTTTGATAACCCATATTATTATTTTATTATTTTTGAAATAGATCCTTTTTGATCGTATTTAGCCATGCTAAAACTTAATTTTGTTTTTTCTTGTTTAGCAACGGGTCTATATAAATCTTTATGGCAAGCCATTATTGCAAGCCCGGAGCTAATTGACGCATCATATTTAGTTCTATTGTTTATATCAAACTTAGACCAATCATTAAGCGTATTGTTAAAAAACATAGTACCATATTCGCCCTCGGCTATTAAGCCAACATGGTCGTTAATGTACATTTCGATTGCGGCAGCATGTGCTTGTTTCATATCCATACTAGAGTTTGGCACACCGCCTATTTCTTTTTCAGTTATGGAAAGCTTGTTCCATAATCTGTCAGGTCGGTTCATCGAATAACCTCTGTATCCTCTTCTTTTAAAATGATACAATAACCTAGGTTTGTTATTCTCAGCAAGTATTGGCATTCCATAAAACACGCACGCCATTAGTACGTCTTCGAAAAATATCTCTGCTGTTTGAGGCCTAGCTATATATTCTAAAAAGAATGAGCTAGGTGGTGCATCTTCTATTGTGAACTTAGTAAGTCCGTGTAATGCGCCTTTAGAGCCCTTGCCATCAGTCGTTCCTGAAATATCGTAACTATCACAGCCAAATGCGCCTATATGCTCATTAGCCGGATATTTAATACCATTTTTAACAATACATTTGTTTTGTAAATGTTCTCCGGGAATCCATGATATATTAAATCTACCCTGAGGACTTGGCATAAATATAACCGAAGTGTCTTTTATACCGTTAACCCATTGAAAATTACCTTGTGTTATAATATTACTATTACGCAAATCTTGGTTATAATCAATTTGTTCGTATATTTTTGTTAAATTAAATATACTATTTTTAGTTTCATCCCTAAATGCATGATCTTCTGTGCGCGGGAACTGTCTATAATATTCATTTAAAGCATCTTGATCTTGTCTAAGACCTTCAACTTCATTTTCCCAATAATCTATAACCCCTTGCTCAATAACATCACCTAGTGGGTCTACTGTTTTTTGTTTAGGATTATAAAATACCGGTTGACCATATTCATCTATAAAACCTTCATAGTTCCATTCCATAGGTATAAACAAAGAATATAAACCAGACTTTGTTTGTCCGTTAGAATTACGCTTAGTTACGTTTGAATCGTTATATAACTTTTTAAAATTATCCCCGCCTTTGTCTAAAGCATTTGATGTTGAGCCCATCATGCACTTACCTATAATACGTGCACCAAGTCTTAACGTTGTTTTGGTAACCCGCCAGTTATTGAGGATGTTATCCGGTCTTTCCCATTTACCACTTTCGTCATGGACAAGCAACTTAAGCTTTTCGCCATCGTAAGAGTTGTCGCCAGTGTTTTTCCAGTCAATTGTTGTATCAAGTCCTTCAAGTTCTATCTGCTTTTCTTGTGACTGTATCGATTTTCTAGTGAGCTTAGAAGCTGGAACTCTATAAGCAAGTTCGGTTTTTGGCCTATCCATACCGTCCTGGATAGGTTTGAAGAAAAACGGATAGTTAACTGAGATGGGGACAACTTTGTCGGTAAACATTTTTTTCGCATCACTACCTGTTTTTGATAAGATACCAAATCTGGCGTCACTTGATATGGTTGCCATGTTGACAGTTTCACCGGATGCCATGAATGAAAATCCACTCCGTCTGTTTTTAAGATAGCACATTCCGTAGCTTCTCTTATCAGCCTTGCAGGCTTCCCAAAATATAAAGAAGAGTCTATTTGCTTCTCTATAGTCAGGGTGTCCGACATCAATCTTTGACCATTGCAAGTACATGTAATGAGTACCAGTAATATAAGTTGGTACATCTTTGTTGTAAAACCAATAGCCACCTTCTCGTCTGTTAAATTCTTCATCAATATAACTCTCCCAGCACGCTTTAAACTCGTCCGGATACGTTTGCCAATCAAATATACTCTTAATATTTTTAAGCTCCTTAGGATAGTCTGAAACAGTCCATTTGTTAGGTCCCTTTTTTAAGGTTTTAGGCTCAGGCGGTAAAGCAATACATAAATTTTGTATTTCAATAATCTGGCCTATCTGACCTGTTCTGCTTATTATAACAATATCGTGTTCTTTATTATATCCATAATTCCACGACTTAGAGCGATTTAATCTATTTATAGTTGTAAGCTTTATAGGCTCTACAACTTTTACTAGATTCTGTTCGTACATTATCTAGATCTTTTTTCAGCAAACCCGGAAAATGTTTTCTTTTCGTCTTCTTCTTTAGGCTTGTTTTCAAGAATACGCTCTTCTTCCTCAATACGTGTAAGTATTTCAAAAGCATCGAATATTGCTAGCTTTTTAGTTGCTGCCGCATTTTTTAATCTATCAGCAGATACATCATCTTCTGTATTAGTAATGATTTTTTCTTCTGCTACTTTAATTAATTCATCAACTGCTTTGCGACCAGCTAGGATTATATTCTTTTTCGTCTCCTTGATATTCATATTTAATTGTAATGTCTTCAGAGCATACTCTATATAGTCTTTCTTGCTCTATATTAAATTCGTATTCCATTCCAGGCCTAAAGCCTACTAATTCATTTTCTTTAAAACCTTTATCAGCATATTTTATAATTCCTATACAAGGTCTTTCTTTATGCTCTGAAAAATTATCTTCATTTAATAAAGGCTTTATAAAACAATAACCCTTAACGCAATGCCACTTGTCTTTTCTTTTATAAGCATATATTTGATCCGGCTGAACAAAAAATGAATTTTCTTTATAATAAGATCTACTATTTTTTTCGTCACCTCTAATGTCGCGCATACGGCGAAAAACATTATGATGTAATATTACTTCATCACCTACTTTTATTTCTGTGGCGGAAGCAATAGGTAAAGCATTTACAATACCGTGCCTACTAACATATTCATGGTTTTGAACTTCTGTATTTAACAATAACTCTTTACCGCTTATTTCTTTTTTAGATGACGATCTAGACATTTTTGGAGATACTATAAAGTTAAAAACACTTTTCATCACCAGTTTAAATTGTATTCTACAGATATTGCCATGTTTTTATTAAAATCTTTCCACGGCATTACTTCGTCGTTCTTTTCAATATAGATAGAGTACTTATCTTCTTCTTCTATAATGTTAACTATATTGTGACCGCCGTACACTTCTTGCCCAACGGAATAGTGCATTGCGTCATTTTTATAGTCCTTACCAATTGTTATTTTTCTAATTAGTTGCATTGGTAAGCCCTCCAGTCATTATATCAATTTCTTGACCGTCATATTTTTTTTCAAGCAGCTGCTTTTCCATACGCAATTTGCTAATAAGCCCTTGCGCATCTAATACAGCGTTTTGCTTTTGCAGTTCTAATGTGCCAACGGCTAACTGTGCTTGATTAATATGCTTTACTAAAGTCTGTAAAGACTCTAGTTCTTTTTTAGTTACTTTTTTCATTTAATTAAATTGTTATTTATTATTTATCCTAAATTATAATATCCGTTAACATTATTATGTACTTCTTGAAATTCTTGATTAGTAAGTGCTCTTGAATATATAATTAATTCAGAACAGCTCATTTTAGAATTATTAGAATCTGTTGTGCCTTCTTCTCTACCTATTACAATTAATTCAATATCATTTGATCCTAAATCAGGATCTGTAGCGTTTCTTCCATTTAGAGCAAGTTTAGAGCTAGCACCGTTAACCACCATTGAAAGTTGGAATAATGTATCCGGAACATTTGCGTTAGCTATAGTAACAGCATTTCCAAAGTTTATCTCTATAACTTTAGAAGAGTCTGTTCTTATCATAGCTGTATCTGTAGTTTCGTGTAAACTTAATATACCTTTGCTAGCCGCAACAGGATTGTCCAATCTATAAACAAAAAATATACTATGCGGACTACCATCATCTGTACCTATAGATCTTTTTACAAGATCGTTACCTCCGTCAAATGTCATTATTGGTCTGCCATTAGCTCTAAGAATAGATCCGCTATTTACAATTTTAGGCTGTTTACCAGAGCCTGATTGTGCCAAATCAAAGGATGTACCACCTGATTGGTCATACCAAGTTTTTATAAAGCCATCGTTACTGCCACAATGAGCCAATAAAGCCGCTTCGTCTAAATTACCATGCGCATCAAACCCTATATTTGCTAATGCACCTCCGTCACTTTCTCTAACCTCTATGCAATTACCGGTATAGTCATCTTTTACTTTTCTTAAGCCATACATTGCATAAGAATCTCCAGTACTGACAAGTTTGCCTACTGGCGGTACCGCTTTAGCGCGAGCAACGTCAGCTTTATTACTAATACCGATACTCATAATTTATTATGTTATTTTTAATATGTCAGTTGCTGTTGTTCCTGTAGAAACTAAAAAATCTACAGAAATAGGTAAAAAAGTACCAGAAGGCACGTTTTTAAATATAACGTCAACGTCAGTAGCAGACAAGTTCGCACCTGTCGCAACCCCATTCATAACAACTGCAACATCACCACCTACGCCAATATATAGCGAAGCGCCGTCTAAAAATTGGTCTGTACCAAAAGTATCGCTTTTTGTTATAGCAGAAGCCGCTGTTGCAAATTCTGGTTGTTTTGCGTATCTCATTTTATGTTTTTATTTTTAATTAACAATTCCACTTTCTTCTTGCCGCTAATCCTCTTTCTGATTTCCAGCTTTTAGAGCGCGCGCAAAACGACTTACGTCTTTTATAAGCTTTACTTCCTGGCTTTAGTTCAGAAGGAGGCGTTGTAACAGCTGTTTGTAGCTTACTGCCTGGATTATCTTTTTTATATTTTTCAACACCCTTTTTGGTCATACCACCGCCTGCTTTAGCGCCTCTGCCTTTGCCTTTTTTAACCTCAGCATAGTACTTTAAAGATTTTTTCCTAGATGGTGCTTTTAAAAATGGTGATGTTTTTTGAACGTATGCCATAATAATAAAAAGGGGAAGGACGACAATAATAATTCAAGGTAGCGAATTCCTAATGCACGTCCAGTGTAACCCCGTTATTTTTTAGTTTTGTTATATGCTTCTCTTTCCCAAGGTAAATCTTTAGCGCCTTCTTGCATTTCCGAGCGTAAATATCTTTTACCTTTCCAATAAACATATGTATCATCATAATATAAGTCTCCTCGCTTCATTTGATCCATATGTACTTTTTCGTGCGCTACCGTTTTTTCTATTTCTTTTTGTGATAAATTTTTATCTACAAATACAGTTCCGTCACGGTTAGCTTCACCTCTAATGCCGTCGCTTAATTTTTTTTCAAATACAGGCATACCGTATTCGGAAGCTTCGTTTAATCCGAGTAATTCTTCTAATTTTTTAAGCTTAAACATTACCTATCTTTATCTTTAATCATATCGTCTATAGCTTTATTATAAACTTTATCTGTATATGATTTATTTTTATAAAACTTACTTGAAGGTCCAATAGGTAAATCTTCATAGCCTAGCATGACATTATACATGCGAGTAATTAACCTTTTACCTTTTAGCGAAACCTTAAATACACTATACTTAATTGTAGTTCTATTTCTATGTCGCCAAACATCTATCCAGCCCGCGCTTCTTAAGCGTTCCCATCGCTTTTTATCCCAAGCAAATGTGTAAGTGCCGTTAATAAAATCATCACGTGTAAAACGACCTTTACAATCTAAATAGATGAGCAACTCGAGGTCAGCATCTAAAATATTATAGGTTTTGCTCGCCCACTTGCGAACAAGCCTATAATACTTAAATAAATTTATATTCCGTAGATCTTCTGGCGTTAGCCTCATTCTACAATAACAACATCGCCGAGATTGATAACGTGATACAATTCGTCGTTCCATTCGATACCGTGCCCAGCGTGCTTGTCATAGCGAATAGTATCTCCGGCTTTAACACCTTGAACTCTATCCCCAACACTAACAACCTCTGCTTTTAAGTACCTAACGTCTTTATTTTGATCTTCAGTAAGTTCTAGCCCTCCAACTTTCTTTGGTGCTTCCTTAATTTTACGGATAACTATAAAATAATTAATTGCCTTCATGTTGCTTCTTTAATTGTTTTTTAGCAGCTCTAGCTAATCTAGCTTGCTCCATTTTACCCATAACTTCCGCTCTTTGTTCTAATACAGTTAATATCTGTATTTTACGAGCATAAGGCTTATTTATCTTTTTTACTTTTGCTATAGTTTTTTTAGCGTCTGCTACTGTAGCAAATTTAATACTTACTGTATCTTTTGGATTTTCGTCTGTGAATAAGCGTCTACCGCTTCCTTTAGGCTTTTTGCCTGTACCAACTTTAGGATCCGCCATTTTCAACACGCATATTAGAAATTATACAATCTGCAGATATAATTGTTGTAGCAACACTTACTGCATTTTTAAGTGCTGTTTTAGTTACAAGAACCGGGTCTATAATACCTGCTTTTATCATATTTACGATTTTGCCGGTTTTAGCGTCTACTCCTTTATTTTTAGCAGCTATTGGCTCAGTAAGCAGAATACCCGCGTTTTCCATTATAGTATTAAATGGTGCACGTATTGCACTTAATAAAACTTTATGCCCTGGACTCGTAGACTTAATTTTTTGTGAAGCATGCAGTAAAGCGCTGCCGCCTCCAGGTACAATACCTTCTTTTAATGCGGCCTGCACAGCATAAATTGCATCTTCAACCCGATCTTTCTTTTCTTTTAGCTCAACCTGTGAATCAGCACCTACATATACAATGCCAACATTGCCAGATAGCATTGAAAGTCTTTGTTCTAATTTAGCTTTAAAAAATCCGTTTGTTTCTTCGCTAATTTTTTTACGAACGTCTTCGATTCTTTCTTGCAGCAGTTCTGGGTCAACGTCTGTTTGCAAAACTGTGTTTTTATTATTAGTAACTGCTTTTATAGCGGAGCCTAAAACAGAGGGGTCGATCAGGTCTAAATCATCGCCCAACTGCTCATTAATAATTGTAGCTCCGGTTAACAAAGCTAAATCTTCTACTGTATTCTGTTTTGTAGGCCCAAATCCAGGTACGTCGATAATATTAACCTTAATATTACCTTTTACTTTATTGGCTATTAAAGTTTGGTATGGTTGTTGTTCCATATCCGCTATAATAAGCAGCGCTTTATTATTTTTAATAGCATACTCTAATATAGACTGTATACGTCTAATATTAGGTATTACTGAAGTTACTATAAGAACTAAAGGATTTTCTAGTTCTATAATACCTTTATCTTTATTTGTTAAAAGATGTTGAGACTTTACGCCAGAATCAAATTGTGTGCCTTCAACAAAATCAACATACGTTTCATTTGTTTCAGACTCTTCCATTAAAACGATACCATCTTCTCCAGCCTTGCTGAAAGCTTCGCTAATCTTGTCTCCAAGTTCTTTGTCGTTATTACAGCTAATGTATGCAACTTGTTGCAACATTTGATCAGCAACCGGTATACTGGAATTATCAAGATATACGCTGATTTTCTTAGCACAATCCTCAATGCCTTCTTTAACGATTCTAACTTCTGTTTCATCTTCTAGTTTATTGTATTCTGTTAAAATAGCATGAGCAAGCACGGTAGCCGTTGTGGTACCATCGCCTGCTTCACGCACTGTATTAGCCGCAGCCTCTTTAATAAGAGTTGCACCTATATTCTCGACCGGGTCTCTTAAGACTACGCTCTCCGCAACGGTTACACCGTCTTTTGTAATCACCGGCCGGCCCAAAGCGTCTTCGTATATAACGCATTTACCTGAAGCGCCTAAAGTGGACTTCACTGCGTCTGTTAACTTATTGACGCCGGACATAATTTTCGTATTGGCTTTATTGCCAAACGTAAGATCTTTAACGATCTCGCTAGGATTGTTATATTGCATTTGATTAAATTATATTAAAATAGTAAAAAGTGGAGCAAAAGCCATATAGTGTACAAGTATTGTTATAAATATACCTATCCACCCTAAAATTATAGTTAATGCTCTTTTAAGTTTATTCATTATTCAAAGGTCTTAACAACCTTAGGTCCTTTAATGAATTCAAGCTTTTTCGAATAGTGCTCAACAGATTTATCGATTGCTAGTTCAGCACCTTCAACTGTTTCCCTACGAGTCACATCTTTCCAGGAATCTTCCCAACTAAGCTCTGTTTGATAGAAGCCGTTAGGCAGTTGAACAATTCTCCAGTTTTTCTTTGCCGAAGCATGTTCCCAAAAAGATTTGGTTTCTTCGGATACTTGTTGGTTACCACTTGACGTAGTGGTAGTACGGTAATAAAAAGTCATATGGTTTTAATTTAGTTACTTGGTTTAAAAACAAGCGAGCCGAAGCCCGCCTGTTTGAATTAGTTAAAATTACGAAGCATCTACTATTGCAAGAGTACAGTCTGTAATATCAGCATTAACAAAATCGCTGTTTGCTGCATCAGCAATAACAACAAATCCTCCGTCAAATGCTAAAGAATTGTTTGCTGCTTTAGTTATAGACTTTATAACTTCTTTGTGCTTACCAGAAGTAATAGTAAGTACAGCCTGTGCTGCGTCAATACCTGAGTCAGCGTCGTTTTCTTGGCTAGACGTAAAGTAAACTCTCAATTGAGTAGCTGATGCCATTTCAAGGTGAGAGATTGTGTGAGCAGGAAAACATGCCACTTCTTCAGTGCTTGCTGTTGCGTCAGGAGCAACTTCGCTCGCAAAATACAAATAGTTCATTTTTTTCTTTTTTTAGTTAATGAATAATTTTATATATCTATAATTACTTGCGCATCATCTTAGTTAAGTCTTTAGTTTTGTCAGAGCTACTCATTGAACTTCCAAACCAATAACCATAAACATCACCAAGAGTTCTAAGGAAAAAACCACTAAATGTAGTAATTAATCCTTTTTGCACCTCAGTAAGCGTTTGCCAGTTCAAAAGATCAGTAAATATAGCCACTGCAAGACCAATTGCTATTAACAATGTTGCATAAGTAAGTATGTCTGGAGTAGACTTAGCCTTACCAAGCTCACGAGCAGCATTTCTATCTTTTATTTCTTGCTCATAAGCCTCTTTTATAAAAGCTTTTTTCTCTTCTGGTGTTTCAATAAACTTATCCGCTACTTCTACAGCTTTATCTATTAATGAGCCACCAGCATTTCCGATAATCTTATTTAGTATTCCCATTATTTTTTATCTTTACCAAGACGTTTTCTTACGATGTCTTGCGTTCTACGCATTTTGGCCGCATATTTTGGATCTTTATTGCGTCTAAATATAATTTGCTGATTAAGGCTGCTTATAATTCGCGATAAATTGCCATCGCGTGATTTAATCATCCAACTAGCTAAATCTGGTGCGTTTAAATCTCTAAACTTACCTTTTGCATCAGGCGCTTTTGAGTCTTTAAACTTACCCATTCTTTGATTTAAGGGCGAATTCATCTTAAATGCCATTATCCTTCTTTTTTAGTGCCTTTTCCGTCATTGCCTCTATTGGCCTTTACGGATTCAAAGCGTTCATCTTTGTGGTCATAGTCTTTACCGTTGATATCCCTACCAGCTTTTATTGCAGCTCTACGCAATCTTTGATTTTCTGCCTTCTTCTGTCTCCTGGCAGGCGTTTTTGCATAGGCTAAGTCTCTAGCAAGCTTATCTCTTCTTGCTGTTGCGCTTAGTTTTTGGGCCATCTTTCTTAGTTATAACTATCATCATGGCATGAGGGCAACCACAATCCGTGTGGTTAAC